AAATATATCTGAAATGCATTTTTGCAATTCATTCAAAAATTTTCATTTTAGGGCTTGACTTTTAATAGTTAGTCTTTCAAATAATATTTGAGTAAAACCACTCAATAGATAGTACAATACCATTATATTCTCTATTCAGTGGTTTTTATTTATTGTATCATTCATAGACTTGAACTCATCAAGCAATTCTGATGTACGTTCTCTTGCTTTTTCTACTCTATGGATGTAGTTATCCAATGCTTTTGCTATACCTTGGATTGCTACGGATGCAACGAGAAATATTCCTGCATTGAGTGCTGTGTTTAAGAGTGTTGCCTTGATTGCTGCGAAGTTGAATGACTGTCCTGTAGACTGTAAGTATTCGCCTAATCCTTCTACGGAAGCAGACTGGTTGTTGATTGTACCGTTTCCATCATCAAGTGTCTTAAAGTAGGAGAGGGCAGTTTCGTCACAACCTTCGATTGCTTTGGCTATTGCGTCCCAATTTGCTTTGCCATCTTCTAGTTTAAAAATATCCTTATCTAATTTTAGCTTCTTAAAATCATCAATAACATTTTTATAACCATCAATGTCAACTTTAATTTTATCAAATATACTACCTAATCCAATACCATTTTCTGTGACTTGTGCGAGCGCATCAGAAATAGTATAAAGATTTATTCAATAAATAACTTCCAATTATTTACTAAATGTAGTAATATAAATTTAAAATAAAGAAGAGAGGGTAATTATTATGGCATTAGAAGCAAGAATATGTCCTAAATGTGGTTCCAAAGGATTAGTACCCATAGAAGCTGATAAAAATTGTTTTTGTGGTGGAACAGAAATAGTATTCAATGTAACAAAAGACGAATATGTTAAAATGTCTGATAATGAAATTGATCAGATGATAAAAGAAATGGATATTCATCCACTCATTAGTGAAGATGATGCTTATTTAATTTACAATGTTACGCATTCTACAGAAATTATTGACGCAATGATTGAACTCAAGCAAAAGGATATTATAGAGTATGGTCTGAAATTATCTCAATTTAAGAATCAATTAGAACAAAAACGTCAGATCAATCAGCAAGAGAAGAGTCAAGTACGCTGTCCGAAATGCGGTTCAACATCTATTACAACAGGAGCAAGAGGAGTGAATCTTACATTTGGATTACTTGGAGCGAGTAAAACGGTTAATCGTTGTGGAAAATGTGGGCATACTTGGAAACCATAATTCTCTTTCTATATAACTATAAAACATATTAAAGAATGGAGATTACAAAAATGAAAAATAAGATTATAACTATAATGACAATTATATCGTTACTTTTACTGACTGGTTGCGGAAATAATAATAAAATTTCAAGTATAGAGGATGAAGTATATTCATATGCAAATGAAATACAAGATAAGTATGGAAAAATTTCTATTGATGTTGTTTATGCCTATTGTGATGGTGAAAAACAACATCTTTTGTTGTATTACTATGGAATTGGTTCCAATGCAGATGAAATAGGTGATACTTGTGTTCTTTATGAAATACCTAAAGATGGCGAACTTGAAATTTATGATCCACTAGATGATAAAAGCGATTTATCAGCTCAGTTAATAAATGTTAATATACAAATACAACATGACGAATATAATTCGTACAAAGAGAATGAAAATGAATTAACTTATGAACAATATAAAAATTTTGAAAAGGGTTATCTTACAAGTTATTATGCATCAGAAGTTAATGAAAAACTTCATGAAAAATAATTTTCACACTGAAATGGTAGCATCTATTGCTATGTAGTGTGTGTTTAGTAAGAAGATCAATAAAAGTTTTGAGTGTTTGAATTGTAAATATACTTGGTAAGAGAGGAATTTATAAACATGTTTCCAGAGGAAATAATACAGATATTACAAAAATATCAAACAAATAATATTGGTGAACTCAAATCAATTAACAATAATATTTCTGAAATTGTTAATCAATTAAAATCTATTCGTGGAAACTTGTCAAAAGAGTTATCTGAATTAGTTAATAATGATAGTGTTAATGATAAAGAACAAGAACTATTAGATGATACAAAAACACTTCGTAATTATATTAATTCTATTTCACAAATTGTATTAAATAATTCACAAGATATAGAAATTTCTGAAGAAATAAGTACATTTAAAGAATTTAAAGATGTTAAGTTACATCTTTGTGCGGATAATGTATGTCCGAAATGTGGTTGTAATATGAATCAAACGAAAACTTCATATGGTCAAGTATCTTTGCAAAAGCATCTAGTATCTAATAAAAAGCTTGATTCATATATGTGTCCTGCATGTCACAGATATTTTGTGACAAAAGATGTTATTAATAGTATAAGAGTAGATAAAACTAATATCAAGTTGTTAGAAGATTATTACCATGAAATTCCATCATTAGATATCAATAGTGCAATTGTACTAAGTAACACGTTAAAATGTTCTTTTAATCACGATACCAATGATATAATTGCTAGAATTCCAGTTTTGAACGAAAATGGTGATGTGTACTATGTAGAAACCACAGCTGCATATTGTTCTGTATGTAATCGTTTCACAATTCTAAAAGATGAATTTGATAAAATCGGTGATATTGTAACATGTAAAGTTATTGATGAAACTATAAGCTACAAAACTGGTGATCAGACTCAAAACGATGAAATAGAGAATGACGGTAGTATTCTAAAATACTACGGATACAATGTACAAACTCAGAAAAACATATCTGAACAACAACGCCATATAATTTTATCATCTGTCATTGAAGCAGGAATTATGAGCAGAAGACATGTAGTTGATATTTTACAAATAAACATAAAAAGGAAATCAACTCGTCCAGACTGTGCATCTGCAATTCAAAAATGGAATGATGATATTGAATTTGTAAATACATATAAAACAGAAGAATTGCCAAAAGTTATATTTGATAAAATAATCTTGAAATATAAACAGACAAAGTAGCTCATTTTCGGATAAAAAATAGAATAGCAGTGGAATATAAAAGACACCGTTAGGTGTCTTCTTGTATTTCATCATTAGAGTTTGTAAAATTCATAAATGGAATATAAAATGGTTTGAAACCGAGCTGTGATGTCATCAGTGCAATTATTGGCCTTACGTTTGATAAAAGTAATGCTGGCGCATTGATTTTTAACAACTCATTAAAATTATCTGCTCCATCATTTTTAAATAAGGAATAGGTCTCAACAATCATAAAAAACGGGTATTGGTCATTTCTCTCTCCAATTTTTATTGTTAGAGATACCTTTGCTTCTTTATCGTCTTCTATTATTTGTATATCCAAATTTGTAGAAATTGAAAAACCATCAAATTTCTCCTTATCAAAATCTTTATTTTCATTAATTAAAAACGATGAAATTCGTGGATTTTTAAATTGGAATTTGCTCTTTTTCATTCTGCCCCCCTAGGCTGCAATTAATAGTCTGTTATTTGATTTAACATTTACATCATTTGGTTTTTCTAACATTTCCGTATCTTGAATTGGATTATATTCTTTGTCAATGAAAAAGTTATCTTCATGATTATTTTTACTAACATTAACAGTAATTGTATCTAAATAATCAAAATCACATTGAATGTCATATGAAATAATATATGATTTCAAATAATTAATATAATCATCAAAAGTGTCCTTTTCGTCCAAATATTGATCTTCACATGGAAGTTCAGTTTCATCAATATCAGAAAAATTCATCATACAGTAATCATAAGTCTTTTTATCAGGACAATAATCAATAATGATAGTTTTATTCACTGATTTTTTAAAAGCAGAGAGCAAAGTGATTTTATCATTTAATATGTCCAATAAATCATTTACAGGTATTTTAATAGCAATCCAAGACCTTTTTGCGTCAATAAAATCATCACATATGCATAAAAAGAAATTGTTATAATTGTCTTTACATACAAATATAACTGGTTCTAGCTCATATTCCAACAATACTTTGTTAATAAATAAGTCCCCAAAATTTGGCACATTTTTAAAATATACATTACTCATTTCTATTCACCTCAATATTTATATCGTCCATTATTATAAAATCTTTAATAATATCCTTAATACAATCCTGATATATCCACCAATCTATATGATTTTTATCTGGATAATTTGGATCACGTTCTTTTGTTTTTTGTGATAAGCCTCCAATTGTATGTCCAACAATTATACAAGGAGTAGGAAATTGTGAAAAATATTTCTTTTTTATAAGTTTGTAAAGTTGTTTCGGTTTTTTATCTGTTAAAGAGCATGAAGTTGAAAATGTCATTACATTATCAATGGGATCTTTTATTTCTCTATTTTCCAGTATATATTCATCATAAGAATTTAAAAATGCTATATCATTTATTATTCCTCGCTTACAAAATCTATAAACAATACGTTCAGGATTTTCTTTTCCGAATTCATATATTTTGTCAATGATATTATTTGGTATGGATTCTGCCAATCTTCTGTACATAACTATACCTTCTTCTTAATGTATGAATCCATTCTACCATTATTTACCAATTTTGACAATGAGAACACTTGTTTATGGAATACAAATACCAAACTTCATTTAATATGGAACAGATTCATTATATATCATATAATATGAATAGTCAATAATCAATTCCATTTTATATGGACAAATGTAAATATTTAATGTATTATATGAGTATTAACAGATGAGGTGAAAATATGAGTTTTGGAGAACGATTAAAAGCAGCAAGAGAAGAAAAGGGGTATACTCAATCCAAATTAGCAGAATTGATTGGGTATGGAAGCACAACTGTATCCGAATATGAAAAGGGCAATAATAAACCAAACCTAGATATGTTTATTAGGCTTTGTAAAATTCTTGACCAGTCACCAAACTATTTCCTTCAAGATGAAATTATCTTAAAAGAGGAACTATTGAATCCAGAAGACAAAAGAATCCTTGATAGATATAAATCCCTTACTCCTCATGACAGGGAAATAGTGGATCATGTATTTAGTATGAAGCCGGAAGAACCTACAATAATTTATCGGTTCCCTGTGTATGAACAACAAGCCGCTGCTGGAGCTGGAAAGTATGGAAGAGAGGGCAAATATCATATGAAGGATTTGCAAATAAACAATCTTTCTAATCAAGCTGTATTTGGTATTGAAATATCCGGTAATAGTATGGAAAAGAAGAATAACGCTGATTGCGGAATAAAGGATAATGCGACAGTATTATTAAATCCAAACTTTGACGAACTAAATCTTGATGGTAGAATAGTAGTATTTAAAATTAATTCTACCAATGAGGTTCTATGCAAAAGATATTTTAAAGAAGAAAATGCAATAGGATTTATTTCTGATAATGATGAATGCTCGGATAAGGATAAACATTTAGCTACTGGTGAATATACAATCATAGGTGAGGTTGTTAATGTTATAAATCCGTAATATCATATGGGCGTATAAATAATAGGAGATTAGCACTATAAAATATAGATATTACCTATTTTAAGAACTTTATGTATATATGAAACATGGGATTTTCATGAGGCAGATGATTAAGGCACATCTGCATGCCTCATTTATAAATCAAAATGAAAAAAGATAACTGGTACATACACTTAAGATGTTCCAGTTATCTTTTATACTTCTCATTAACAAAATCCCACTATATAAGATACGATAACGGAATAGCATCTGAGTCTATTCTCTGTCTGAGCTACTGCTTCAACAACACGCCTTACGTGATTATCATTGTATCTAATAGTAGTATATGAGAATTTTAACTTATTGTCAAGATTTATTTTGCATTATCCCACTCTTTTTTTAGACGTTTTATTTCAGCTTTGAGAGTTTCATTTTGATTTATTAGTTTATTTTTCCCTTCTGTAAGCAAATTATTCTTTTTAATTAGATTATTTCTTTCGATTTTGATATTATCATTTGCTTTTCGTAGCGTAGCATTTTCGCTTTCTAAATTATGAATACTTTGAAAATCATAAGGTAATTTCTTTAACCCAAAATAATCTCTTAAATCTTTAGCTGATAACTCATTTCCTCCATTATATAACCGATCTGAAATTTTCTTCATAAACTCAGTATATTGTCCCTTAGTGCGGTTAATGCTTTGAATCATATTATACGCTACAAAATCAGCAAACTGTAATCCGGGGATATCGTCTTGTTTTCCATACATATAAAAATATCGAATTGTTTTACCAATAGTTTCTTGTGTTATGAAAGATATTCCCTTGTTACACGCTTTTAATTTACAAAAATTATTGTACATTTTAAAATCGGGGGATTTCTCTGTAAGGCCAGATTCATTATTTCTTGATTCATATACAATATTTCCAACACTTTTAGTTGTGTATAAAAAATGTGAATAATTTTCTATTATTTCTTGCATAGCAACTTCAAAAAATAAATCTTCTTTGGGATGTGTTATTTCTCCATAAATATATTTAAATTTTTCTATATTAATCAGACAACCAATAGTAATACAATCAATATCTTTTATGGTCTTACAGAGTATATTGTAAATATTATCATAAACAACTCTTATTTCGTTACTACTTTTTTGTCCTAATATGGAAAAAGTGGGATGCAAATTAAAATATGTAGATAGAAATTTTTTATTATTTCGACTGTCTTTTATTGTAGATAATTCAACACAATGTAGGGCTGGATGATTATTAATTATATATTGTTCACTCCAAATACATTTCTTTGCACCATTTATAGCGTTAGCTAATGTGCAAATTTGAGAATTCTTAATTATTATTCCACCAATTAAAAATAAAGTTCTCTCCTTATTTTTGCTTTCATCTAAATATAAAGTATATTCATCCATAAAATTCTCCAATCATATAATGATTCTTTAACCATTTTCTACCATTATACAACAGAAAAATACAAAAATCTATTGGAACATGTGTTTTTTGTAATGAATATTTATAAACAGAACGAGATCCTGCCAACCAAAATAAGGATGATACTTGGATCTGGATAACATATTTCACTGATGGTTCCCAAATCACTTCAATACAGATATGTGATGTTTTATATGGAAACGAATTGAAATAACTTGTTTTCGAATTTAATCACATCCTTTCTAAAATTTAATATGTGTCTTATACACAAAAGAGAGCATCTCTCTGTCATAAATATGATGCTCTCTTGTCTATTGAAAAATAAGTAAGAAAAAAGAGTGGCTATAAAACCACTCATAAAAGTTTACTGCCAAAGGCTCTTTTTAATTGAACTTCCGTACCGTCCTATATGCTGATATAACATTAGATATAGGCTCTCAATTGGATTAAGATAATCTTATCACTATAATTTTGGTTTGTCAACTAATTTTTGAAGATATTTCAAAATATCCTCCTTGTTATATTTTTGACAAATTTTCTTGATTTTATTCAAAAAATCATTATCTGCTTTTCTTTTTTCTTTCAGCTCAGAAATATATTTCTCTTTTTGCTTTATTGTATTTTCTAATTGTTTTATATATGTATCAAGTGCTAAATGACGATATAGAGCATCATTTAAGTCTTTAACCTCATCTTTATCTAATTCTCCAACTTTGTCACCGAGTCTGGCTTTACTTACACACATTAAATTTGATACATTTATTTTACCATCTAAGATTATATTACCGCTTTCGTCATATCTGTCTTTAATGGGTATTAAACAACTTATATGTCCTTTGTCGTGTGTTATAGGTGCTACGATTGTATTGCCAGAAGAAGAATTGAAAGAATTAATTTGAATTATAACAGCAGGTCTGTCCTTGTCCATTTCACTACCAACACCTATTCCAAAATTACACCTGTACACTTCATTGCGTTTTATTTCTCGTCCAACCACTCTATTCTTTAAAGATGATAAATACAATTTTTTATCTAACCAAAATATTTCTTGGCTATACTGTGACAAAGACATCATATAAGTTTTCCGTTGTTCTTTTTCTTCTTCTGTCATATAATATGCCTCCAATTTGTAATTTGTTACATACAATTATATGACAAAATTATCCACAATTCAACACAAATGTAGCATTTTCGTTTCATCAACAGATCTATGAGGACTTGGCAGTAAGAAGATCGGAAAACAATTTCACTGTAACCATTGTGGGGCTGATTTTTAAATTATAGATATCACATCCAATAATGAAATAGAAGAATAATAGCATTTTAAACTAATTCATAGAAAAAGAGCATCAGTACCAATAGGCACTCATGCTCTTTGTTCTCCGTGAGTCTCACACCTAAATTCTATTAACTAACCCATTGGCAGAATAACTTATAGGCAGGACTCCGTAGGGTATAACATTGTTCCGTGAAACTTCCTGTCTCATTAAACAATATTATACAATAGTATATACCCAGTGTCAACAGTTTATTCATGCCATTAATAATACAAACAAAGGAGCCTTTTATGAGTATTGTAAACACCTTAGCCTTAGAAAGCAATAGGCAGATTGAAATAAACGCATCTAAAATTCAATTAGGAAGTACAGCAGAACAAGTTGCAACACATCTCTACAATGAGATTCAGAGGTATCAAGCAAGTCTTCCTGATACAGAAGATGTTGCAATGATGCTTGTACAGTTTAATCAATCAACAACTATTCTTGTTGATTCCATCGGTTACATTGGTTACAATTTAGTGAAGTTTGGAGGAGTGGACAATTCTGGCAAGCCATTGGAACTGATCCAACATGTTTCACAATTGAATTTTCTATTAATGGTTGTACAGAAACCTGAGCCAGAAAAGCCAAAGCGTCAGATCGGCTTTGTTGGTCAGGTGGATTAATTTTTAACATTTCATAAACATCATAGTACATTTTATCACCGTCAATGAAAAGAGCAGACTGTAACATCTGCTGACAATGTTTTAATATGCTCAACGAACAACGCCATTAGGCTTTGGAGTGCAGTTGTTAAATCCATGTCCTGGATATCTTCGCAGAACAGGAAGAATAACTCGCCATAGGCCTTTTCATCATTCTTATTACGGCGTATCCATTCCAGTATGGTGTATCTGGTAAATACAATTGCCGTATGACTGACCATAGCATCATAAGTTCGACTCTGGAATTCAGTGCCGAGTTTCAGAAAGGATTTCGATGCTTTGAAAAAGCACTCAATTGACCATCTGTTTCCATAAATACGTTCGATTTCCGCATCAGTTTTCCAATTTGAGGCTCTTTGATTGTGTTAGAAAACTGATTTTGGGTATTTTCATTTTGGTTCATTTGGTTTATCATAAGATCAGCACCTCTTCTTTGGATGGTATAGGTTGTGGTGATCTTATTATACCAAAGATTAGGTGCTATTTTTATGTCAATGCACCAATTTATATCTTTATTTTGCTTGAAAGTTCAAGCATCTACACCGGATTTACTGGTGGGAAAGTTGAGTTAATAATAATAAACCATATAATATATAATAAGACGCATAATATAAGAGCGAAGACAAACCTCGCTCTTATAAAAACTGAATATTAAGCAGTTCTAACGAGAAAACGATATATTCCTTTTAGTATATTGATTACATATCCACTGTAAAGTACGTTCCTTACTTGATGTTTTCATTTTGCCACCTCCGAAATATTTTTTGAAAATGTTTGATATTCTCAGAGTAACAGAATGAATAAATTTTGTAAATATTTAAATGAAAAATTTCTTATAAAAACGTAAGACATGATATGACAAAATATTTGACATAATATTATACAAAATATGTTGAATTGCAGTTATGTCTTTAATAAGATTTTTCAATTCGCACTAATACTTGTAGTAATAGCCAGTTTGTTCTTTCAAGTTTGCAAACAAAAAATAATCGCTCAGACTCCAATCTGATGTGGTTATAATCTAATTTATATACTTATTCTACATTTCCTTTTTTATCTTCTAAATAACTCATTATATTATCTGGTAGTTCTAAATTGCCCTGTATTTCTGGAAACAACGCTTGTGTTTCTTCGGGCGAGTCCAGTGTTGCATAAATCTCACACCCTTTTTCTAATAATATCTCCAACTTTTCTAATGCACGTTCTGCTTTATCCCTTTCTTCTGGGTTATCTATCTTTCCACAATCATTTTCTAATGAAGAAATAGCAGCATCTACATATGACTTGCGTAATAAATTAAAAGTTTCTATTTGAGCCGATGTTAATTCGTTTTTTAATTGTATACTTTTAAGCATTTCTTCCTGTTGTTGTATTGAAATATAATGTGATCGTAAGATAAGGGCTTTATCTACCAATGCTGCTGTATTGTTTAGAATCATACAGGTTGTCGCAGATGTTACAACAAATTTCAGCCAGTTTGAGCCTACATCAACTGATTCAAATTTTAATATTTCGTTTTCACATTGTAAAAAGGGACATTGTGTAAAGATAAAATCAATGTCTTTTAAATATAAAATATAATCTTTGAGATCATCGCATGGCGGCATTTTGATATCTATACCGTTTCCACCTTCTCCAATATTCATTCCTTCATATAAATCAATAATTGTTTCCATTCTGTTACAGATATTCTTTCTAATTAATTCAAGCTGTGAAGCCATTGCAGCGGAGACGGCAGGTATTTCTTTTTTCAATAATGAATATAGGAATGATATCAAAATAATTATCAATATAATTTTTTAGTATAGGCAATCTTCTAAGATTTTTAAGTTTTTCCTTATATTCTGTCCAGTTTTCCAATTGGAAAATCACATTATTGTTTTCAACTACTTGCTTTGTTAAATTAGGTTTCTCGAAATAATCTATATTTTGTTTACATATGCGATATACATTATATAGTTTCATCTTTTGATTAACTCCCATTTGTATTTCCATATAATTATATCACCTCGTTTATCGTTTTACAATAACAATATAGTTAAATGATTTTTCTCCGTTTCTTGCTTACGGCTAGGAGAAATGAAATTATTCTTTTATTTCTGTTTATTCTATTTTAGTCATCAATGTTTTTGGAAGTCATCTGATGACGAAGTATAGATACTTACTATTTTTAACGCACCGCATAGCTACGGCGAACTTTTTCACTATCACGCTCAATGATAGGTTGCTGACCATGCCTTCATGGGTATAATTTGAATTATACCTACGCCCTCTTGGTGGCCGATGGGAGCGGCACTTACTCAATAGAGCAGTACGCCTCTCTGCAAGTTAAATCATCATGCTACATTATGAGTCACATGAATCTTTCTTGTTCTCGCCCAGGTTCTTACGAATTCTGGATGCTGCGTAGTTCACACACAGCAATATCAGAGGTCTACGATGTAGCGGTCGTAGTTGATTTTACCAATATACCTCCTATATATTTCTATATAGTTCTTTGTGTTTTACCCAAGGGTTTTAGCCTTGGCACGGGTATATACAGAGCCTCGCACAATTTGCGTTAAATTTTTATTAGCTAACCCTGCCCTTTTGCACCTAATAATCCTCCTCCAATGGTGCTGATGGTTCCCAATGAACCAATTTTATCTATTACAGTGTCTATTACTTTAACTGTACCAGTACCAAAATCAACAAACCATTTTAGTAAATTACTATCTAAAATAGTAGTTGATAATGATTGAAAAGCAGCTTCAAACTGTTGTATTTTTGCTTCCAAAGATTCCAACCAGCGTTCTTGCTCTTGCATAGCAGAACCTTCAGCATTAAGTGTTGCTTCTAAAGCTTTCTGGATTTGACCCGATTGAAACGCTTGAATCAAAGCGGCACCTTGGTTGCCTCGTTGCTTGCCAAAAAGTATTTCTGTAAGGTCGGCTTTGTCAGGATCAGACAAATCATTATATACATTTGAAATATCTTTCATGATATCATAGTAATCTCTAAAATTACCCATATCATCAAAGATATTTACTTTACCACCAGTACGATTTAAAATCTGTGTTTGAACTTTACTGATAGAATCGACAGTTTCGTCTACTTCTTCTCCAAGTTCCTCCAGCTCACCTTTCATACCTCTAATACGCATACTACCAATCTTAAGGAAGTTACCAAATTCAGAAGCATTCTGGGTAATTTCTGTACCACCTGTTAGCATAGCAAGTGTTTTGTTAATATCTGTTCCAGCAGTTGCCATCGCAGAAGCAGAACGGGAAAGCCCATCACCCAAATCTTTTGCAGAAGTTGCATACTCGTTCCCAAGTTTATTTAGTTTATCCACAATAGTGATAGAATCTGAAGCTTCGATGTTAAATGCTTTCATTGCTGTTACCATATCGCTAACAGCGGTATTATTATCTACCTCACCAACATTTGCATAGATGGAAGAAATTTTTGCAAGCTGTTCCGCCTCATCAAGAGAAAACCCTAATTTTGCCCAGTTTGCAGTTTGTTCAACTAAACTAGAAATTGATCTACCAAGTTCCTGTGCAGATTTACTTGAAGAATCTAAAAATTGATTATATTTACTATTAGTTTCATCAGTAACCTTATAAAGATTAGTCATAGCAGTATCAATTTCATAAACCTCTTTTGGTATTCTGCGTAACTGATTCACTAAAGTCATCATGGTTCCAGTAGCAAATCCCCAGCCACCAAACTTTTCCCATGCCTGCTTTAACTTATCAGTCCATGAAAGACCAAGTTTTCCTAATCCACGCATATTGCTTTCAGTTTCTTTAAGTCGAGTATTGATATCATTAATTTCTTTTACTGCGATATCAGACCCGCTTGAAAGCCTATTCACATAACCTTGCCATTCATTCTTTACTGCTTCAGTAACTTTTGTATTATTATTTAAAAGTTTTTGAACTTTGAGAAGAGTAGAAGAAATTTTTTCTTTTGAAGCAGGTTGCATCAATTTATCATAAGATAATTTCGCTTGCTCAACAGATATTTTTACAGATTTGAATTCTTGTTCAAGTTTGTCCGCCTGCGTAACAAGATCCTGACCAGATAATCCTTTCATACTGTCAAAAGTGGATTGAAGAGAAGCAGTAATATTCTGTGCTTCTTTTGTTTCAACTCCATACTTCTCTAATGAAGCAGTAACAGCATTGATCCGATTCTGGTATTCACTTGCACCATGGCCATTATCCATTGAAAGTTGAATTTTATTGGCTCTTGATGTTGCGTTATTTACATCTCTGATCACTTGGTTTATCGAAGATAAAATCTTACTTGTATCAATATTTAATTTTCCTGAGCTTGCTTGATTTAAAGCAGTTTGTATCTGTTTAGCAAAATTTTGTAATTCCTGCTTACTTGCTGATGTGTCTAATACAGTTTTTAGATTTATATTTTTACTTTCAAGCTGTCCTTTTAGCTTATTTAGATCCGTTATTGCATTTGATGTATCTAATCGTGTAATTAATTGGACAATAAATTCATCCATATATTTCAGGACTCCTTTCAAATAAAAAACTCCCATGCTATATCGTGAGAGTTTATGATTCTTTATTTAACCGTTACTGTTAATCCTTTTGTTTTGAAAAAATATATAAATTGATCGAGAAATTCTTTAGAATGGATTTCTTTCAAAGCATCATCCCAAAATCTCATATCGCCAACTTTAACAGGATGGTAACATCCGTGAAGACTTTGGTTTGCCTGTTTAGCAGTTCCCTCCATAGTCCATCCATTATAATAAGTAATAGATGTGTCAATATAAATTTCTGAGCACCAAGAATTCCCTATCTTTTTAACATCTGTTCTTACAACAGAATTTAATAAATTCCAAACCCTAGAATAAAATTCTGGAGTATATTCTTTGTAATAATATTTGATAAATTCTTCTATTGTTATTTTAATTTTATCCGCTATTTTATCTGTAATGTAATAGGCATATTTATCAAATGTATTTTGTAATTTAGAGATGTTTTTTATTACTGTAGCCATACAAATTTTCCTTTACACAAAAATACCCATCTGCTATACAGTATGAGAGTGATAATTTTATTTACTTTAGTCAACTACAATGTTATAATTTTAAAAGAAAATATAAGGGGGGTTATATAAAAATGGTAACAACACAGCAAGGTAAAAATTTTGTACATGAACTTTTAATGGAATATGTTAGACAAAATAGGGTTCTTAAATGCGATAAAGATATGCTTCCAGAAAGAATTGCCCAAATTGCAAAATTAGAAAATATAATTTCAGAAAGTGTACAAAAAGAATATCACAATTTTAGTTTTTTATAAAACAATTGGGTTCATATCTTCAATTTTTACTAATATGTTATTAAAAACAGAACGCACCTGAGATAAAGATAATTTCTGTTCTTTTAAAATAGAAATTATTTTTGTCTCAATATCCTTTCTGTTTTGCCCTTCTGACAGTTCGATTATTCTATATGAAGTATAATCAATCATATACTCACCTCCGATTCCCATGAAAGAGACATTCTATTCGGTTTTATCTTTATTCTCAGTGTGAATAATTTCTGCAAGTTTCGCTACAAACTCTTTCTGCAAATCCTCTACTGGAACATCTTTTAGAGCAACAAACATTTTTTGCAATAGTTCTAAGATATCTTTTTGATTATCAATAAGAGTAGCAATAGTACTATAAATCATTGCTTTGATTTTCCACTCATTTTTCTTCATTCTGAAATAGTTTCTAATCATGTTTCAATTCTCCATTTCTTTTTAATGTGTTTCACATTTTCTTATTGGCATCTGCCATATCTTTTTCTTAAATATCCAATATTCAGGTTGTTCTCCTTCATGTAACCAATAATATGTAATTGCATCATGCACAAATATAACAGCAAAACCCATAAAGAACCATATAATAGAGAAGAGTAAAGAAATCTTCCCATTAAAATATTGGTAATGAAGATTACTATAATCCCACATATTTAAATGTAAAAAATAATAATCAATATTGCCAACAATAACTTCCAATAATGTTACCATTACAGATATAATCCCACATTGTAAAAGTAAATCTAATTTCCATGAAAATTTATCGTTTAGGGTTCCGCCTAATGTGAAAATTAATCCACCAGCTACGCCCATAAGCCGAAATGTCATATCGCGAAAAATTACCTCAATTGCACAATAGAAGCAAAATCCCAAAATAAACATTAGTAAATTACTGCCTGTTTTATTCATTTACATCACCTCAAAATGATAATTATTTCCTTCACTATCCCACATATCATAACTGTTATTCCATGGATTATAAGTGATATGATTTAACTGCGGATGGAAATTAATATTGGTAACAAAATTTACTTCTTCACTGTTTAATTGACCATTTCTTTCATCTATATATTGTTTTAATTCAGATGAATACATTAAAGTTTAATCACCTCAATTTCGGTTCTGGGGTTGTCCTTATCTACATGACATCTGATTGTTAAACTATGTAAATGTTCTCTATCATCATCAATAAGAAAACCTGATTCTACAAATCCATCATGGATGAATTTAGGGGTATAGTTATCTGGATCTGTTCTACGTTTTGTTGGATGGTAAATATCATAAGTGATTTCCACATTATCTAATTTCAAATTTTCATACCCCAAGTCTTTTATCCACCAGATTATGAAACTTTTCCATGATTGCTTTAAAGTATTCATTTGTATTCTTGGTTTTATACTCCAGATATTTATAGAAGGATGATAGGCATGTTCAATTTGCTTTTTCTTTGCTTTTGGATGTTGAGAAAAATAATACTGATTATATCTTTCTACAACATCATTATCTATAACAAGTTTTATAAATATCGCTCCTTTACTACACCCTAAAATATTAGGGATAAAATTTCATTTACCCTTTAATTCAGGGCATAACAAAAGAGCGACCTCACAATGAAATCGCTCTTTAATTACTGCTTACATTCTGTCAATTTTTTCCCATGTATACATTTCTTTTTGTACAATACTGTGAACAAAGCTGTTCTTACCTTCAGCCTCTTCATATTCTTCAATCAAATCTTCTAAGGCTTCTAATTCCATATCATTTATTTTACCGAGAGAATGATAATATCTATAAGATTGGCTTATTTTATCTTTAAGTTCTGCTCTGATACGCTTATTATTTCTTCGCTCACTTTCGATAAATCTCTCATCTGTATTACGTTGCATGTCATCAATTTTTTGGGAAATATTAGATAATGATTCTGAAAGCTTTTTTTGTGCATCTGTCAATTCTTTTTGAATGGCAATAGATTGTTCACGATCATGAATTCTGTTGTCCATTATTTCTTTGATATTTGCTTGATTATTTTTTATTGTCTGTAATATTTCTTCTTTATTTTTCTTTTTGTTATATACATCATTAAATAGTTCTAAAATTACTTTTCGGTTTTTAATGATAATACAACATAGAAAGATAAGAATTATAACTGCAACAACTATAATTGCTGGATTGATATCAATTAGATACTTAGTTAATAGTTTTTCCATTCCATAAATTGCCTTTCTACCTTAATCCCAAAAGGGATCTCCAGGTATTTTTTTTCGATGTTACCTCTCCATCTGCAACGCATCCATTTGCTTTCTGATATGCTTTAATAGCTGCATCAAATTTCACACCAATAATTCCATCGACAGTTCCGCAGTCAAAGCCCAATACATTTAAGTATTTTTGAAGCGGTTTTACGACAGCATGACGATTGTTTTTGGACATGGAGACAGTGACAGTTTTAGATAAAGTTTCAGAACCAGCAATTCCATCCACCTTTGCGCCGATAGCAGCCTGCACATCTTTAATAAATTGCGTTTGATTGTAGGCAGAATCAACTCCGGTTGATATAGAAGAATCATTTTTAAAACGATCTGGCACACTGATAGTCCACATATATTTTACCTGTTTAGCAAACAGTGCCCATGTATTTTTAATTCTTGTTGATTTAGTTGATGCAGGATCATTAATGTAGACATATCCGTTTTCATATCCATATAATAGGATAAAGTGACCAGAGGAAGTCCAATTGCCTTTGCCCATACAAGCGATTACCCAATCTCCATTTTTCAATGCGTTCAGCGCTTCGGTGTGAGCGACAGAAGATGACTTGCCATATAAATTGGATGTATTTAATCGTTTACATCCTATCCCATAGGCGGACATCTGGGGGACAAAATAGGTATAAAATGTCCCTTGGTTCAATGCTTTGTAGCCATGTGCCATAGACCATTCAGATGTGATAACTGGAGTAACATTTTTATCTTTTAAAGTAGCAATTACCATAGCCGCAGTAGTGGGGCCACATCCAGCACTTCCAATAGTTTTACTTTCACCTTTTGCTGAATAATTATGATTTTTCCACTTGGGATCTGTTTGCAGATAGCTAACGGGCTTAGCAAATTTTATGGTAGCAGGAATAGATGCGGGTGAAAGTGGAGGAGTAGTAATAGAAGAAATGGGCCTATCAAACAACTCCTTTTCAGTAGCACGTCTATTCATAAGTCCCTGTAACACCTTGCCACCAGCCTTGTTGTACGCTGTGATTTTTGCACTAATTTCTGCAATAGTACGTTGCCCATTATTCAATAATGTCTTTAAGTTCCCACTACCACAATTGAAAGTGAAACTAACAAGTGCATCAAACTGATTTTGATTCCAATTATATTTACTATAACTATTTACAGATTTTTCAGCATTAGTACAATCGGCTTTTAGGAAAGCATCAGCCTGTGCTTGCGCTATTGTCTGTCCTTTTCGCACCCCAGATGTATGACCATAACCGATAGTCCATACACCAACACTATCTTGATATGCAGTTAATCTACAGCCTTCAAATTTTTTGATGAGAGCAAGTCCATTATTACTGATTGATAAACTCATATTATCACCTAACTTTCATCATCCGTAGATTCATTATTTTCTAACATATCTCTCAGCGTTGGTAATGCAGAGTCAATTAAATCATCAATCCATTTAATTAGTTTATTTTGATCTACAATTTTTTTAAAAATTGGGTAATCTTCATAAATCTGCGAGATTACTTTAGAACGTTTTAGACTTCCACTTTGTATGATTTCGGCATACTCAAATTCTGCGTCAGAAATATATTTTAAAATAATTTCTTGTAATTGAGACTTTACTAATTTAATTTTTGCTTCTTCTGATAAAGAAATCCAATTCTTAACTTTTCTATAAATAGCAATACACAAACCAGCACAAATAACAATCAGTGACCAGTTATCATAAATGTATTGCAGAGCATTTTTTAAAGATTCCATATGTATCCTTTCTGAATGACATCATCATTAATTTGTGATAAATTTATTATGCTGTAATCTGTATAATTTCTTGAATTTAAATATATTGTTATTCACTAATCTTATTTTTAGCGAGTTCTGTTTCTATACTTTCTTTTCTTTTTCTCGAAGGTGCTTTAACTTTCTCTGATTCTTTCAGAATTTCTTTTATTATTGTTTTAATTTCGGGGTTAAAATTTTCAAGCCCAGTTAAATCGCAATTTTCTAATTCTTTTTTTGCAATTTCTAAATTTTTAGTTAGCGTATATCCATGAATCGCTAAAAATATTTTGTAATGTTCAACACTATCTGTAATACTTCTCCACGGATAAAAAGTTTTTTGCTCTCTGCATGAGTTACAAACATGATAACCCTGCCCGCAAATTTTACAAAAAGCGTTAATATTGTTTTCTCCCATATGTTCCTCCATCAAAAGAAGAGAGAGAATTTCTTCTCTCCCTAATTTGGAATTAGTCTTCACTCACAATTACATCGAAAAGTGTTGCAAACTCGTCACAATATGGTTTCTGTAACTTATATGAAGCACTGTGCTTACCATCACTTGTAAGATTTACATCTACACTGGACGGGTCAATTTGTGCTCTCTGGCACTGAATAACACCTGCGTATACTAGATTGGCATCACACGGATCTCTAAAAATTGCATGAATAAGTAATTTCCTTACTGGAGGCATACTTTCAGTATTTTTAGATATTTTAACTGCACTTGCAGTTTCCTTATTATAAGAAACGAATACTCGCCCAGTTACACCTTCAGGAAGTGTAATGGTTTTATTTTTTGCGTCAAGAGTAAATTTACCCTCAGCGGCAGTAGCGGACACCTCGTATGTTTCTCCAAAAGTATTGTTCGCATTAATTACCTTAACATATTTGATTTCTGCGCCTTCTGTTCCAACAGGAATATACTTTAGTGTTACAGTACCGTCATTACCAATCTGAATTGTTTCTGAGACAGGCATGACAATTTTATTTTCATCAGATGCAATGATTTTCTCAGAACCAAACTGACTGGCCATAAGGTCTAAAGAATGTAAACTATTTGTGAAACTAAAATTTCCTTTAGAATTACGATAGAAGGTATGAATTGGTGTTCCCATGGCATCCGTTACATCTGTAGAATCAGCAGATGTGTTTAAGACGGGATTCTCGATCTGTGTATACCGCCCCATAATTTCGTCAGTAGAAGGATTATACTCTTCAACTGCTCTAATCTTTTCTAAAATAAGTTCATTTGGATTAAACATTTTATTTCCTCCTAGTTTTTTGCAATAAAAAAGAAGAACTCTAATCGAGTTCTCCCATCCAATCTAATTGTTTTTTGTCTATGTCTTTTAAATTGATTCCGAATCCTGAATAACCAGATTGTAAAAGCAGATTTGAATTTTTAATCTTAGATATTCTTTTTACAGAATCCATAAAAGCATTTATTCTCATATCCCAAACTTGAGAATGATTGTATTTGAATCCTTCACAATTAATCATTGCAGAGATTAAATTTTTTAATTGCGAATGGTATTCCTTATTTTTATTTCTCTGCATTTCTTCTCTATCGTCCTCGATAAGAATTATTTTTGTTGTTTCATTTGCAGGTATCTTTTCATCCTTATAAACATTATGCACTTTCCTTAAATAATCTATGATGAGATTATATGTAAATTCATCTATAATTACTTCATCATATTCAACAATAGATTCTTCATTTTTGTTGATTCTTAAAATATTTTTTATTTTAGTAATTATTTTAGAAAGAATGTCATTATTACTAGTATTATCTGAGCTTTTTTCTATGCGTTGATATAGCAAAATATCTCCATTATCTTTTCGCTGCATCATTTGAAATTTAGTTAAATCCAAATCTCCGAAAATAATAGAAGTCTTATCTTTTGTAAAAAGTTTATATAACATATTACAAAATAGTTCATATGGAGTTATTTTAGTATAGTCAATTCTTGGCTCCATATCCCACAACTGAACTTTCAGTGTTTGTGGCGTTGCAGTTAAGTAATAAATCATTGAGTAATATTCTTGCTCCCCGTATTCACATATCTCAGACAAAGAAGGTTGATGGATTTTAATGTGTTCTGATACAACAAAATCTTCTCCACGATAAATTTTTAGTTCATCATTTTGCAAAAGCATCACTACCTTTCACACATAGAACTATTAATATCAACAGTCTCAAATATAAGATGGCGATAAAGAAAATCTTTATTGTAAGTCCCTTCTTGATTTAGAATACACTTTAATTCTCCAATACCACCGTATTCTGTAGAGCCATTAAGCATATTTTCTAATAACATTGATAAATAATCGCATCGGTTGTCTTTTGTTATTTTTCGATCCATTTTCATATGTCCATGATGGCAATATATCCAAATTTCAAGAGTAGGGGTAACATATGTTTTATTTCTATCTCTTGACTTCGTATGAACCATAACAGTCATATACATATCAGTTATTGTGATGGTCTCAGGTATTTTATTATATGTAAAAATATGAGTATCTTTTAAATCGCCACCATTTTCACAATCACTTGCCCCAAAAGTGTAAAATATAGTGTCATCATGTGTGATTGCATCTATGACACGTTTTTTCAAATCTGAGATTATTGTTCCATTTGCCATATTCAATCACCTCAATCAACGATATTTACTTTTATTTCTGATAACACAATTTTTCCAACACGAACAGATACAAAAAAAGAATCTCCAATAAGGTTCTCATTATTTACAGAAACGGTTATTTTGTTATCACTAATAGTCTGTTTAATATAGAAATCTGATTTTACATTCCAATGATAATTTACTTCCTGCCAGTCAACAGAATTTCCGTCTTTATCTGTAAACGTAACAGTATATGTACGCCTATATCCATTTTTCAAGTTTGTGTTTCCAGAGATAACACACCTTAAATCTGTCGTTTCATCGGGTTCTGATGGGATGGGTGGGAGAGGAGTATGAGAATTATTATAATTACAGATCCATACTTCCTGACCGTTTTCCATAATAACTTTCTTATCAGCATTTGGGTTAAAAGCATCAAACGACATAGTTACAATCATTGTGCTGCCACGACCAAAATATTGATTGTCACTCAACTTGACTTTTCTATTGGTAAGCGTATAAACATCAGGTTGTTCACTATCTTCAAAATCAATAGGGAAACGCATATCACGCTTTAACTTTTTAGTTTCTTCGTCCACAGGAAGAGTTAATCCATACTGGTTGTCTCCAATGGTGATAGTATTGTTTCCTGTAACACCATTTGAATACTTCGTAAAATCTTCGGCATAAACATAACGCTCAATGATCTTACCGTCTGAATTTTGCCAGCGGAGAGGGACAGTACAAAGATACATATAACCAGAGTGATATGTTTTATCGTCAGTATCAACCAAAGTAACAAGCCATATCTGATTATTCCACTCAATATAATCTCCAAGATTAAATGGCTCAGATGGTCTTGATTTTATCTTTTTCTTGAATGTATTATTATCAGTATCTTTGATAATTAGTAACTCAAACGGTTCTCCATTTCTTTTTACAACATGATAATCAACTGTATCAGCAAAACACTCATCTACATGACGGTTCAGTAAATACAAATCAGTTTCTTGCCTACTATTTGATTTATATGTATTATTGATTTTCTGTAAGTAACTAATATCCATATCCAGTTACCTCCTACTCATCATATTGGCTATAATTGATTGTTTTACGTTTGCCAGTCTTTCTATCTGTAGAAATATATCTCGATATATCATTTCGGTTTTCTGCCTTAATTCTTGCCAACATATTTTCAAATGAAGCACGTTCATTAGCAGGAGAGAATTGGTTGAGATCAGAAGGAGTCATGCGAATTTTGAATGCCTTCAGTAATGCCTCATCTCTTTCAAAATATACTTCATACATAAGTGAAGCCAATAAACCAATTTCTCTCTGTGTCAATTCAAAGCGAAACATTTCTAACTCATCGTCATAATTATAAAAATCTACATCTGGCTCACATTTAGAAACCAATAAATCAATTGCATCATATAAATAACCTGTTGCCTGTTTCATTACAAGAGATTGTACTTCTGAAACAGACACATTATAGTATGAAAAGAAATCTTTATCCTTTTCAATTTTTCTCAGCAATCTTGATATTACCTTTTCAAAAGAAGTTGTCTGTCCCAATTACAATTCCTCCTCTAAGTCGTAGACTTTTTAGGTCTTCCAGCTTTTTTCTTTGGAGGAGCAGTATCAGTAGCAGCATCTTCTTTAACTGTATTTTCAGATGCAATTGGCATAGAAGTATTCTGCATGGACATCATCTGTTCCATCATCTTCTTCATTTCATCCAACTGATTCTGCAAAGCCGCATTCTGAGCAGACAGTTCCTTGACTTCATCGGGTGTAGCATAAGCCTTATTAGTGTCCTTTTTGGTAAGAACAATAGAACTCTTACGCTGTCTATTGCGAAGTTCATCATATCTCTGTTCAACAATTCTGCTTACCTTAGTAGTAATATCAACACCCTGTTTCATCAGTTTGAACATGATAATACGGACTCTATCAAAATAAGTCTGATTTTCAATATTTATGATTTTTTGTAATCCTTCCATAGTAGGATTAGTTAGAATATCAGTAATATCTTCATTAGAAAGAATATCCTGCCAATTTGCAATACGAAGTTCTTTAAATACTTCTTCCTTCACTTCATCATCAAAAGTGAGCCATCCAGTCACAATAATATCTGTATTGCTACAAATATTCTGCAACTCGCTTAAACTGATAGGGATTACAGATGGTGTTTTACCATCCCTTGAAGCGTTAAATTTATAATGTTCCTTTGAACTGTCTACGAACACTTCATTTTCGTTATAATTTAAAACATTGATATTTTGTGTATCAATTTTAGACATATTTCCGATACCTCCTTTATAATTAGTGCGAGTTGGACATATGCCCAAAACCAACCCACGGTATCCCATTTATATAAAATCAGGAAGAGAGCAGTGGGTATCTGCCTTTCGTGAGCGACACTATCTTCCTGATTTTAAGCATAAAAATAGACGGTATCTTTTATAACTTACCAAATTAGTTAGTAAGAACCATCTTGTTGCAATTCTCGATATTGGTAATACCAACAGAATAAGTGAAATCCTTAACTCTGATGATAACCTTCTCGTTAGAGTTATCTAAATCTTCATATGTATGAAGCTCGCCCTTCATATCAAGACCGCCAATCTTACCAGCCACACCGAAGATACGGAGATCAGGTAACATAAGCTGACCCTTGCCAGTTTTCTTAGCACCAGAGATAGAAGCAATGCGAACACCATCAATGAAGTTTACAAGTCCATAACGGTTAAATTCATCCTTCATATCATTACTCATATACTGTGCGCGACCAGACATACGACCAAGAGCCTGTGCATACTTGCTAAGACAAACAGCAACAGCAGAAGGATCTCTGTCAAGCAGATACAGATTAAACGCATCAATGGCAGTCTGTGTAGGAACCTTGCCACCAGCAGTTACTAACTGCTCACCACCAACAATTGCATTATCAATCATAGAGAATACATCATAGAAAAGTGCATTCTGTAATGCTTCCTTTGCATAAGTGGTAAGAGTAGCAACAGACTTAAATCCATTCTTTCTCAGATCCACATAAGAAAGGTCAGTTTCAATCTGACGGTTTCTCACAATAGGCTTAACTGCTGTGAAGTCAATGTAACTTCTATCTACAGTACCGCCCTTTGCGGCTTCGTGTGCTTCAAGAGTGTTCTTTGGAGTCTTGGTGAATTCCTCATCATCAAACTCGCCAATAGAACCCCTGTCAAACATGGAATCAAGCAGTTCGTCAGGAGCATTGTAAATTTCCTCATTTACCACCTTATTAACAAAGGCTGCGATTTCTTTCTTTTCATCGCAGCCCGTTTTCCCGATCTCTTTGCACCATGCATCAGAAATTTCATAAATTTCCTTTTCCTCTGTGCTAAGATTTCTCTTATATTCTACTTTTTCAGCAACGTCATACATAACGCCTGGCTTTTCCATAAGCTCGGCAACTTCAATTTTTAAAGACATATATATGTTCTCCTTTCAAATCTTCTGTTTATTCTTAAGAATTAGCAACTGCTGTATCAGAAACCTCGATTACAGCCAGTTTGTGACCATTATCAGTCCAGAAACCTTTAAACACATATCTGGATTCCGCTGTTGCTTTAGCCAATTTACCATCGGTTCCTGCTGCAACACGAACGCCTTCTGCCAACCCAGTTTCGGTATACTGGTCAGTTGCAAATCTTTCCCCAGGATAATAAGCAATCAATTTTCCGAAGTCATTCTCCTTGAGCGTCACAAAATCCTCATCGTAATCGGACATATCACCTCTAGCTGCATTGACACCACTAGGAACACGCTCTTTATCTACAAAAAATACATCAGCAGCAGTGGCGGCAGATGTAAACTCAAAAGTCTTGTTCGTCTCATTCTTAACAACCGCCATACCAGTTACAACTTTTGTTTCACCAGCCTTATACATGGAATTTGCTGGCTTGTCTTTAGTTACCTGTAATTCTCTAAGCATATAAAATATCCTCCTTATTTCCTTAAAAAGTTTCTCATAATAGTTGCACCGTCCACGACTTCATCATCAGTATTTAGATTTGAAGCTACATGAACATCATTTTTCGTTTCAGAAGTTTCAACCTCTGCTTCATTTTTCTTATCTACGGATGCAGACAATCTCTCACCAACAATAGCCATAAGAGATTTCTTGTCCAGATTTTCAACATATCCAGAAAACTCTTCTGATTTTTCAATTTCTTCCCGTGTAATCTGACCAGACTTAACAACAGAAGCAATCAAATCTTCCTTTTTCTGTGCTAATTCAGTAGCTACCTTTTCCTGTTCCATCTGTGTGAATTTTTCTTTATACTGAGACAGTTCAGTATTTTCAGATTTAAGAGAAGTGATTTCAGAACTTGCCTTTACAATTAGATCATCTTTTTCTGCAATCGTCTTTTCGTATTCAGCAACTACTTCGTTGATTTTTGTTGGTTCAACAGTAAGAGTAACCTTTTCTCCATCAGAAACAGTTACGGTTTCTCCGCTTACTTCATATGTAAACTTCATAAAGTCTAACTGTGATTTTCTGCCACCATATTCACACCACACGACTTTATCCTCTGGAAACCAAAATGCAATATAACACCAAGATGTATCACCCATTTTTGCATCACAAGCAGCACCAATACGTCTTCGTAAATCTCTTTCTGTAAGTGCTGATACCTCTGGTATATTTGCATTATCATCGGTTTTCGTATTTTCAACGTTTTCCTTTGTTTCAGAAGTTTCAGTAGAAGTATCTTCAGTTGTCTGTTCTGCTGTATCAGCAACAGGAGTTTCAACAACTGTTTCTTCCTCTGCAACATTAGTTTCAATATTTTTCTGCAAATTATTTTCCTCCTTTGCCTTATTTTCTATATCTAAACCTTGACTAATAATGTCTTGGGATAGAGCTTCTGCAAATTCTACATCATAATTAGTCGATGCTATTTCTAGTAATCCGCTGGAATCGTAAGCTGGTGACACATCTTTTGCTAAAAGACAATGACCAATAAATCTGCCAACTTGAATTATCTTTGTCATTAATCCATCAACAATACCCTGTGAAGATTGTTCAACTGAAATTTCCCAACTTGTATGCAATGTTCCTTCTTTAATTCTTTTGATAATGATTTCACACGCTTTAGAAAATCGTTTCCATATTTCACAAGATGCAACAATGTATTCAACATTATTTATTGTTTCGATTTCAACATCAAAAAAAGTACCAAAGGCATCTGTATCAAATTCGACCTCATAGTATTCTTTTCCTTGTTCATCAACCTTTTTGACTTTCTTCATATTATGACTGGTAAAATCATAAGTACCGTCATAACGCATTTTTATTTTTCCAACTAAAGGTTTATTTTTAAGAGTAGACAACCATTGATCTATACTGTTTCTATCTAAAGCAACTCCATTTTTATTCCTTCCAAAATCACATATTATAAATTTGGCAATATAAGAATCAGGATTAGAATTATCTTCAGATAAATAAACCTGTGAACTATATAGAGTGATATGATCCAAAGTTATTATCACCTCCTTAATTCCAATAAATTAAGCCGACTGTTTTAGCAGCCGACTTTCTAAAATTTCTTCTATGTTATCAAATTCCCAATAAGGTATTTCTAATAATTTTATATTATTATTTTTAGCATATTCTCTTTTTATAGAATCATTCATTTGTTGAGTCTTCAGCCTTTTTATTCCATATTCAATAGTTTTCCCAAATTTAATAGGTTCATAATGCTGTTCACCTTGATATTCAATTAAAACATTAAAACTTGGAATATAGAAATCATAAGATAATTTCCAGCCGTGTATCCCAACTAAGTCATCAAACTTTTTCTGAGGAATATTAACAATATCATGTGTACATAAAAATTCATCTATTTTCTTTTCACCCTTTGAAAAATTGCATTTAGGACAACCAGTACCGTTTGTTCTTAATAAATTACCAGGTTCAGCACTCCACATATGTTTGCAAACAACACATTCACATAATATTTTTGTTCTATTGTTTACATATTTACCAATTGCTTTTATTTTCGGATTTTTAATTTTTAGTTCTTCTATAAATTCTTCGTGACTTTTTAATAAATCCTCTTTCCTTTTATTTGAAGCACATTTGGGACACCCAAATCCTTGAAGTAAATTACTTGGTAAAGTATTCCATTCGTGTCCACAAATTAAACATTTACTTTTTACTTTTACCTTATTTCTAACATATGCACCAATTATTTGAATTTGTGGATTGATTTTTGACATTATATCAACAAATTCTTCATGAGTTCTAGTAATTTTAGTTTTTCTTCTTTCTATAAAACATTTGGGACAACCAGTACCACGCACTAATTTTTCTGGTTTTGCTTTCCATATGTAATCACACTTTTCACATTGACAGTCAACATCAGTTAATGCGCCATTATATTTTCCTATTATTTTTACACTAGGGTTTTTATCTGCCATTTCTTTAACAAATTCCTCATGTGTTTTCTTTCTCACAATATTCCTCCAAATTATTTTTCTAAATTAAAAATTCTCTACTTTCTATTTCTCCATTTAAAAAGAAGTTCTGTTATTCTATCTGTTGATTTGAATACCCAAAACTTCTTTTTTGTTTTTTCGTGGATAGAAGAGAGCATGACTTTTTCTCCATTAGAAATAAAAAATTCCTTTAATGGATAACTGTAACAATAAAAATATTTGTCCAAATTATTCCTCCAAGTTATCATTAGATTCCACAATTCCTAATTCAATACCAAATTTACTTGATAATTCATTTTGAGAAATCTTATTTTTATCCAATAAAAAAGCAGTGGCATCACCACTGCCATCAATAGATATTTTTATTTGTTTGCCACAACAGGGGCAATTAACTGTATAATCCACTATTACAATGCCTCCTGCCTGGTCTTATCATATTGTTGCTTGACTTTATTGTTAGAATCAGCAGGACGACCACCCTTATTATCTTCTGGATTCTGTTTCTCGGAATTGGTGTACTGACTTCCATGAGGCTTAAATATTTCATCATATTTTTTCTCATTTTCCATTGTTCGTTTCTGCACTTCGTCATTGATATCCAATCCAAGAATTTCAAAAGCAGTGGCATAGGAACAATTCATTGTACTGAATAGAAGAGTGGCTAACGAATGTTTTAACTCCGCTTCTAACTGTTCTGTATCAATAACATTTACATCAGGCGTATAATCCAATGTAAATCCATTATCTAAAATAATCTGGCGATACCACTTTTTCAAAATGTCTTCTAATTGTTCAGATATAGCATTAATTGTACGCATAAGTTGCGTGACAGAAATAGAAGCAGTAGAAACAGACTGTGATCCACTATCCATCAAAAACTGTATTCCAAGAGTGGATAATACTTTTGAACGATAAATATTGTAAGTATCCTTAGAAGTCATTTCCACTTTTGGCTCTACATAAGAAATCTCCTCGACAGTAGGAGGAGAAGTAACAACAACCGTATTCTGCTTAAATGCATCCATAAAGTTTGCATGTGCATAACTCATCTCTGGAACAAAGTCTTTATTGTAATCCTGTCCCATAGTTTCCTTACGCATTTTCTGATGGATAATCTTTTTTGCTTTTGCTTTGCTGTTTATTCTGTCTGAATCTGCAAAAGTATCAAGCATACTCAAATCCGTATAAGCCCTTAAAATAGGAGAAACACCATATTTGCGGTTAAGATTATTGATACGGATAATTCCAGTGTATTTATGGTCTAAAACGGCGTAGTCCTCTTTAGCAATAAAAGCATCATAAACTTCTTTTGGATAACTGTTCTTTACCTCTTCTTCTATATTTTCAAACATCAAGGGCTTTTTCTTTTTGGTTTTTCGATATACTTTTTGTAATCTTTTTCGTAATTCTTTAATATTAAACCATATGACAGGCTCTCCATTTATCATTGTTTCTGTGATTTCACAAACGCCCAATGGGTAAATATCTACTGTATAATTATCTTTATCCTCATGACGCAAATAAGAAATCCAGTTACCCTCAACATAGGAAGTGGTGATTGCATTTCTTGTCAACTGCTGTACTTTGATAGAAGTATTAAAATCCTTAATAAATCGTTTACATTCCTCTAACTTCTTTTTCTTATTTCTTCCCTCATCAACATTTCCATATGTAAGTTTGATTTCTGTATTGATATTTGTATCAATTGATTCTACCGTCTTTCCAACAATGTCATTTTTATTAATGAGTTTTCTATTATAAGCATTTATCCTTAAAACCTTATTCAAATCATTCTGCGTATTAGTGGAAAGTTCTTCGATTTCTTCAACAGATATTGATTTAGATGGTGATATACCTTCATTAAGATATACAGAATACTTTTTGTTCTCTGGGTCATACTGGCTTAATGCAAGCTGGAGTTTCTGATCACGAATTGACAATGGGGTAGTAGCAACTACTGTACCATCATCTGCTTTTGAAACAAAGATAACATCAAAATCTTCATTAGATTGTTCCTGAATATTATCTGTTTCAGATTTCATTTCTTCTGACATTATTGTTTATCACCATCCTTTCTAAAAATCTATACTTGACGCAAATGTTGGAGCATGTTCAAGACTTGTTTTTTTTTTATTATGATCAGTTAATAAATCAACTCTTCGTAATCTGGCAAGTGCATAACCACCTTCAGCCATTGTATAGGCATGATCATCATGTCCTTTTTTATCTTTTGCTAATTCATAGGTAACGCCACCGTTAGGTGTATCATATCTGCACATATATGATAATTGCATTTTTGCAATATGCATCTGTGCTAATGCTAAATGTTCTTCTTGTGTTAATTGTACTGTATCAAAACCGCCATCTTTATTTTCAACCATGATATAATCTTTATTATCATAATTGGCAAATTCAATGAGGTTTAATTTAACCATTTTTGATACTGCATCATACATTATTTTCTTATATCCCTGTGGGTCTATAAGATGAACTATTGGCATTGCATTAGTATATTTCTTTCTTGCAGCTTCATATTGTTTATGTTCTGGATCAATAATACCTCGGTGCTTTCCACCATATTTATCAACCCAATCGTCCATTAACTGATCCGCAACTGCACTAATTCCACCTCCACCACTTCCAGCATCAATATAAAATTCAATATTTTCCCATTCAGCAGCACGTTCCCCATTATATTTAATCATCAAATCTTTAATAATCTCTAACTGTGCCGGCATTGGAAGAGGAGTTTTGTTTTTGGCATTCTGATCAACCATTGATACAACATTTTCTAATCGTAATTTATATCCAACGTCTTTATCATTAATCACTTGAAAAATTGATAAAACACTCCCATCAAAGTTTCTTGCCGGGTCGTAACAGAATATAAATTTCTTTTTACCAGTATCATTATACAGGAGTGGTTTTCGTGTTGTTGAATTTCTAATTAACTCATCTATAGTAACAACCGCATTAGAGCCGCCGCCTTTTCTGAATTTATTAAATAATTCAACATCTGCGTTATCAGGATCTTCTTCTATATCCTTCATAATCTTATCTTCTGTAAGGTGAGATTTGATAGGAATGCCATCAATAGTAGAGTGGTATAATACATCATAAGCATTTATATCAAAACAGAAATAGTTGCTGTTTCCAACCAACATCTTTTTATAAAATGTTTTGTACTTATCAAAGAAAGGATATGTCACATCACCAACACTGGATGTATATAAAATCTGTAATGGCATTTGCTGTGGTTCGATATATCTTACTTTTTCAGTAGAAGTTGAAAAACTAGAATCAACATTCGCAAAGTTTTCTACAACAGCTAATTCTTCAGCAGTTTTCCAAGCAGTTTCATTAAACCATACAGCTCCACGTTTACCACGAATAGCTTCAAGATTGGAAGACAATGCTTCCATTTTTGAGTTATTATATATTCTGAATTTACAAGTAGGAGCCTGTAAAAAGCCTGTTTCACTATTACTTCCAGTCTTGTCTACTTCTCTTGCAAATATATCAGTTGCACTTTTAAAATTTGGAATTCTCTTTAAAGCAATATCACGTAGCTTGTTAAAAGACTCCACCGATTGTGCATATGTATTAGAACTGATATATAGACTGTAATCAGGAATAAGCAATAATCTTGTCATAAAATAAGCTGCCGCTAAAGTATCTTTTCCTGCACCACGACACTCAGCCCATAAAGCATATTGAACTATCCATGTTCGCATGAAGCAATATGCCTGATAGTCAATTAATTTTAGACCGAAAAAAGTCTCGCAAAATTTCACGGGATTTTTTCGCCCCCATTGAACTATACGAGACATCTTAGAATATTCTTCAATTTTTCGTTGACTTAGTTCTTTAGATGACATTGGTTTATATATTTCCATTCATGTCACCTCTTTTTATTTTCTAAATCAATTATTTGATTTTTAAGATTTCTATTTTCCTCTTTTAGTCGATCAACTTCTGCTTCAAGATTTTTAATTATATCCCTCTGTTCTTTGACAATATCACTGTATTCGTTGTTATCAAGTGTAAGCTGATTTGCAATATTCTGATTACTTATATCATCTATTTGCTTAAATGCTTCACTTGTTTTTATATCAAATAGATTCACTTGAATTTCTTGAAAACCATTCTTCTCCATTTCATTCATCATGGAAGATATAGAATCTTGTCCTTGATTAGAATTTTTATTGTAATTGGAAGAAATATTATTATCTTTCGCTATTGTTGCTATAGAGGATAGAAGAGAAGACTTTGCATTGGTTAATGATGTGATTCTTTTTTCGTTAGAATCTGATTTTGCAAGTTCTGTATTTAATTCATCCGTGATTTTTCTACATTGACAATATGACATGGTTATTTCAATAACACATTGTTTCTTATGTCCATCTTCCAATATTCCAGGAGTGTCAAAATATCCAGACAATAAATTGAAACAATATTTTCTATCGAACTCATCTAATCCAACATCTTCAAATGGATCATAACCAAGTTTAGATATGATATATTTCATATTCTGTTTGTCTTCTTTAGTCCATTTAACTTCTGAATTTTGCTTTTGTTGCTCAATTTGATATGTTTTATTTTCTTTTATATCTGCATATTTTTGAGCAATTTTTTCCTTTGCGCTTTGTGGGGTATTACTTGTTTTATGAACGAAATCATCTTTTTCAGAATCTTCATACGACTTATCCCTATCCTGTCTCATGGCTATTAGTCGAAAATATCGTTGTAAAATTTCTTTTCCGTAAAATATAACTTTATCATCTTCAACATAAGAATGCTCTTTTTTAAATCCATTTATTGCGCTCTCAATTAAATCTTTATAATATGGGCGATCAATTTTTTTCAGAATTTTATTTAATTCCAATTCATTAACCGTTCCGTCTTCATTTAAAGATTCGTTTATAACACAATCTTTACAAACAGGAACACGCCCATCCACTGAAAATAATGGACTTTTACTTATATAAAACTCTGTTAGTTTTTTATGATTATGGCAGAAACTACATTCTTTTTCCCCTTTTTGCTGATTTGCTGGCAACGGTTTATTGCCAGATGATTGTGATTTTGTTCTAGGCATGTTGCCACCTCCTGATTTATGCAGCAATCAAAAAAGCCTCACCAATTACTAAATTGGCAAGACTTTTATTATTATGATATTTATTGAATTCTTCTTTCGTAATTCTGTGAAAAGTTCTATTTAAATAGGTCTTATTATTATCAATGTATCTTAAAACTGTACCACGACAAAGTTTAATATTATAATTCTTAACATAAAATCTTTGCATTTCTGAAAAAGAACTAAAAACCTGAATGATGTCGTTATAATATACCAAGTATGGAGAACGTTTATTTGTTTTAGATAAACTTCTATTAATAGATTTTTCTTTACTATAATCACAAAGACCCAATTTTGAACATGTTTTTAAATATTTTCCAACTGTTACAGATGATAATTTCATTTCTTTTTCTATTTTAGAAACTGGCAATCCATCATTCCATAATTTTGCTATATCTACTATATAACTATTAGTAAGACAAAACTCATCAATTTCTTTAAAATTTACTTCATTTAAATTAAATATATTAGATAATGGTGATTTCATAATATTTTTCATTACAGTTTTAAATCTTTCTTCAACATCACTAGAATAATCACAATTTATTCTTATAACATTAAAACCATTTTCTTTTGCAAGAACATCTTTCATTTTGTCTCTATAAACTGTTTCTTCTAAAGAAATTTTTCTCCTATTGTGAGATATTGTGGACATTACACGATTGCCATGACCTAATCCTCCGTCCATTTCTATGATTAGATGCATTTTAGGAATAACGAAATCATAATTTCCATAATCCAGTTTATCTTTATCAACAAAACACGGATATTTGCACCAATCAAATTTAACTTCTCTATCAAAATCAATATGTAACACGGACAATAACTTATACATAAATTTGTTTGGATAAGAAACTCCATCAGAACAGTTAGGACAAGAAAAACCAAAGAAACTAATATTATTTGTACTATCTAATTTAATATTTCCACATCTAGGACATTTAAACCTAAATTTCTTTGAAGTCGAAAATGAAGTAGTGTAAGCATCTTCAATATTTTCAAATAATCTTGCAATATCTGGATGTGTAGTGGCAACATCATTAATACCTTTTATTACTTTGCGATTACTGCATACTGGACATCCAAAATTACGAGAAATATTTTGTTCTAATATCTCAAACTCGTATCCATCTTTAATGCATTTTACTAAATATCCTTTTTCATATACAATTTCTGTATTTTCATGAACTTTTCTTTTTCTTTCACAACGTATTTGTTTTAAAACTTTAAAAGAAGAATTCGTAGATGATATAATATCACCAACATTATACTGATACTTTTTTCTATCATAAATTAATATTTCTTTTGGCGTATCATATATTTTCCTTACATGAATAAATTTCCTACTAATACGTTTCCAATCACAATAACATGATAAGTATTGGTTATTTAGTTTGTTGTCTTTAGACGAATATGGAAAATTAAAATATACACTTGCCTCACGCATACTTTTAAATGTTATTTCTTGTGTTGCATTATTACTCATATATTTTCTAACCTTCTTCCTCTAACCTCAAACATCATTAAACAGCGAGAGAGTGGGTGAGGTTAGTGACCCATAATCGGTAGCTACTCCGATTATTTCTCTCGCCTGATACAACTATTTGCGTAACGAACACAAATTGATCCTCTCATAGTCGTTATTATTTATTTCTCCATTTACTGTTTGATTTTGCTTGTGCCATAAGCACCATCCTTTCATTTTCAAAATAATTTGTTAAATTAAAAAAGACAGCCATGATGACTGTCTGAAAACACATAGAGAGAATCGGATTTTTTTATAAATGATTTATAACCTATTTTTGAAATATAGGTTACAAATCATACCAAATATTGAAATGATTTTATTTACAAATGCTATATATAGTGTTATACTAAAAACAAATTTGTGAGAGGAATTGATACATATGATAATTTCACCTAGTTTTTTAAACTCAATAGTACGTGAAAGCAATATTACAGAATACAGTGAAGAATCTATATTGTTAGAAAATAGAAATTACTTCTTTGAGTCAGGAGATTTTTCGAGCACTAGAAGCTATGATGTATTTTTATCTCATAGTTATTTGGACAAAGTTCAAGTTTTAGCATTAATAAAATTATTTAATAAACATCACTTTTCTGTATATGTTGATTGGATAGAAGATAAACAATTAGACAGAGAAGATGTTAATGTGAAAACTGCTAATTTACTGAGAGAACGTATGAAACAATCTAAATGTTTATCGTATTTAACAACAAAAAATATAACTAATTCAAAATGGTGTCCGTGGGAATTAGGATATTTTGATGGATTAAAGCAATCAAAATGTTGTATTTTGCCAATTATGGAATATAGAACTAAGTTTGATGGACAAGAATATTTAGGTCTTTACTCGTATTTGGAATATGCATCTCTTGCTGGTATTGACAGAGGTTGCGACTTTTATATTTGCAATCAAAGTCGTACTAAATTCATAAAACTTCGTGATTGGTTAAATGGTTATACTAAATTTTATCAAGGAATATTGGTGTAATGAGTAGAAGTAATATAACAACAGAAGAAATACATAAAGAAATTGATTTAATTCAATCTTGCATAAGCAGAATGTCCAAAAACTCTTTTTCTTGCAAGAGTTGGAGTTTAACATTAGTAGCTGGGACATTTGCATTAGTTCCTGAAAATATTAATAAATGGTATATCTGTATTGTTATTTTATGTATAGATTTATGTTTTTGGCTAATTGATTCTTTTTTTCTTTTACAAGAACAACTTTATAGAGATAAGTATGAATGGGTTATAAAAAGGAGAGCAGAAGGAAATAGTGATTATTTATATGATCTCGACCCATACAACAAGAAAATGAATCTTAAAGATAAAAAAACGTAATCTATTTAAAGCAGCTATTTCACCAACACTATTGCCCATGTATGGCGGAATAGCATTACTTATAATCATATTCATTATTATCAAATTAAATGGAGGAATATAAATTATGGGAAGAAAAGTTTTTATATCTTACAAGTATGCAGATAGTAACGTTTATCCAGTTCCAAGATTTAGTGAGTATAATCCAAAAGTAAGGGATTATGTTTCATGGCTAGAGGATAAATTTAAAAACCGTACAGAACATTATTATAAGGGAGAATCTGACAATGAAGATTTATCAATGTATTCTGAAGGTTATATTTGGGATCATTTAAAAAATAAAATGAGGGATAGTTCGATAACTATTGTACTCATTTCTCCAAACATGAAAGAACCAAATAAATTTGAAAAATCTCAATGGATTCCTTGGGAGATATCATATTCAATTAGAAAAACACCAAGAAGTTCATATACAAGCCAAAGGAATGCTGTATTAGCTGTTGTTTTACCTGATAGATCAAATAATTATGATTATTATTCAACATCACATTTATTTCCAATTTTAAAAGCTAATATAAATAATGGATATATACCAGTTGTATCTTGGGAGGATTTTAAATATGATTGTGATACATATATAAATAGAGCATATGTAGCGCAACAAAACACACCAGAATATAAATTACAGATAAAATTGTAAAATATAATTATTTACCCAATAAAGCAATTCATTCAAGGCATAAAAATAGGGTAGTAATTATTCTGCATGAAATAACAAAAAACAACACGAAGCGATCCATGATATTTCACATGACTCTTCCAAAAATTTATTTACTATTAAATTTTCTTTTGCTATAAAATTCCATATCAAAATATAAAGGAGATTTTAGATATGAATATCGTTTTAGATTCAAGAAAAGTTTTAAATGCAATTTACAATTTGCTAGAAGATGACTCATATACTTTGGTAATAGATATATGGATGGATAAAATGTCTGAAGAATTAAATATGTCAAAGAAACATCTCAATCTTTGCATCCATTATTTAATTGTGGGTGGATATATAACTGGAGATTTTACATATAACCCACAAGAGAACTCTTGTAAAAAAGTGATTTTTACTGCAAAAGGAATTGAAAAAATAGAAAATGCTACATTATAATTTTGTGCTTAAAACTGCGTCAGCACAATCAGCAAATAATTTCTGGGCTTGCCTTACGGTAAGTCCTTTTACTTTTGCTAAATCAACAAATTCGTACATCAATTCGTAATATTTATTCTCATCCATTCCGTCTGGATACTCATATAGTTTTCCATACTTAGAAATAGTAGTTGTCATGTTAATCCTCCTTCCTTAAATTTTTATCCAATAAAATGCTTATTTGAACGCCAGAAGGAAGTGCCAATCCCCATACAATTCATCATCATATGCACTATTTTCAAGGTAGGTTCAAGAGCCGTCCTGATTCTTCCAGCATAAATTCTTTTCTATATCATTTTCATAAATCTAAATGGGAGAAACATATACCATGAGTATATGGACTCCCATTCAATTTTTTATTCCTCTGCAACAGATACAGCATTTCCTCCATTAATATCTTTTTTATATAAAGTATTATCATCAAAGGCTTCGCCGCCATCATATTCTGAATTATTTATAAAATCGTTTAATGTAATGTAATCCATATCGTTTTCAAAACTACTCAGCTTTGATGGAAAATTATTTATTTTATATCTTTCCTGGGCCGTAAGATGAATATCAGTATTACCTGTATGTCGGGAGATTAGATTGTCAATCTTATTTTTGAAAGCAGATAATCCGGAAAAGTCAAGAAATTTATTTTTAGCCATTAATTACCACCGCCTTATTATTCGGCGGCAAATAACGCATTAATTTCAGCCTCTGTGATTGCTTCATATCCATCGCCAACTTTGCTTTCAAGTGCGCCAACTCTTGTATCCATAGCTGTGTTTAATCCATCAGTATAATCCTTTGCGTCATTCAATGCCCCATTTGCCTTTGTGGTAGCATCAGTTGCTGCAGTTGAAATTGCTTCACTTTTCGCAGTTGCAATAGCAGTAGTTAAATCCGAAGTAGAAGAACCTACAACTTCAGCAATATATGCGACTACGGTTTCGGAAGCGGCTCCCTCTGGGAGTTCACCGATCAAAGCTTTAAGAGATGCAATATCGGTTTTGTTTGTATTAATCTGAGAATTCATCGCCGATGCATCAGAAGCGTGGGAAGAAATCCAATCAGAAATTTCTTTTAATGTATCATACGCTTCCGGAGCCTCTGCAACGATTGCAGCCACAGCATCTGCGACTTTCTTATTAACAGAACCTTCGCCTGTACCATTTAATACCGCAATGGCACTTGTATTTGCTTGTACTTCTGCCTTAGTCGCAATATCTGATATTTTTACACCAGAGTCTACAACAATACCACCTTCACCGATGATAACAATATTGTCTTTTACTCCACCATCAATTTTCTCTAAGAATCCACTCAGATCCTGTTCAGGCAGTACCATTGAAAAATCCGGTGTTTCTCCAGGAGTCTCACTCTTAAAAAACTTTAATGTTCTTGTTGCTGTGTCGTACTGAAAGCTTTTTAGTGATTTTGCGTCACCCTCTGAAATTACTCCTTTAATCAGACCGTCATACACCTGTAATCCAGCCATGTCTAAATATTTTGTTTTTGCCATTTTTTTAGTTCCTCCTAAATATATTTATTTAAACAAAGAAGCGATATCTTCACTTGTTATAGGTTCAATATCTTCTTCTTGTGGATTATCACCTGACGATCCTGTTGATAAAGTATTATATTTCTTCCATTCATTTTCACCAGTTAAAACATAATTAGTACCATCTGTACCAACTGCTATGCTCCCTTGAGCACACGAATAAAGCGTTGATAATAAATCTTTTCCTCGCGTATTTAAATTTGGCAATTTATCTTTATCTTCATTCCATGAGTCGAAAGAAAATATACATACTTGTGTATTATAATTTTTATTAATTAAAGAAACAGCCATCTATTTTATTCACCAACTTTCTTTTTTTTAATAAGTCAATTTTTTAATATAAGAAAACCGACTTATTTTGAAAGCCGGTAAATGAATGTTTTTATTTTTAACATATAAACGCCAGGTGTAGATGCCGATCCCAATATGATTCAACATCCATATAACTAATATACCTCATATTAATTTCAAAGCAGCTTGCTTATAACCATTCGCATGCGTTAGCAAACCATGTACCTTTTATATAGCGACAACATGGTAGTATCGCTGAATATAGAAATAGGAGGGTAGTAATAACCCTCCTAAATAATTTACGCTATTGTATTACATTTCACGAATTATATTTCTCCAATAATCAAGACGTGCTTTTACAGATTCACTGGAAGAAGTCCCTTGTTGAAGATATGCCTTATATTCCTCATTGGATTCATATTCATTTAAAAATTGTTTTACTATTTCTGTTAATTTAGTTGTATTCTTTTTGTCTTTGATACAACGATAATAGGTATAAATAATGAAGCTCAAACTTGTTTTAGGAATTTTTACATCATCATCAAATACCGCATCTATCTTATTTATTGCTTGTTTAATGATTTCTACCTTTTCAGTATTAACTTTATCATTATAATATTGAACGAATTTTTCTCTATCGGATCTGCTAAATGATCCAAAATCATATTCAGTTCCAATTTCGCTTAACATAAGAACTTCTATGGCCGTAGATAAATCTACTGAACTCTTTAATTGGGCAGGAGTTAAAGCCTTCTCAAATAAAGGATTGGATATAATTTCATTTATTGCAGAACTTAATTCATCTGACATATCAGGAGTCATTTTCTGAGCAGTATTCAGCGGTTTTCCTCCATTTAACCTTGAAAACATAGTTCTAACTTCTTTGTCTGTGTAATCTGTAATTTCATATATTTGGATTTGTGCGCCCATTAATTCGTCTTTAACAATATCATCAAGTTTTGAGAATTTTTTGCCTGCTATTTCATAAGTATTTTCTCCAATCGTAATTGGCTCAAGATTTTTTGATAATGAAAATCCATTATTAATATAAGAATAGCATGTACTTAAACGCTGTACACCATCAATTACTGCCTGTTTTTCATCCATAACAGTATATATTGGATTAACAGGATATCCTCTTAAAAGTGAATCAATCAAAAGGCTTTTAGAATGTTTGTTCCAGACACCCTCTCGTCTTTGTAGTTTATGCGTGAATATAATATTTTCGCGTTTTATTTTGTTTGCAAGAGTCTGTACGGCTTTGTTACTACTAGAAACTTTCATAAAATTATGCCTCCTTGTAAATAAGAAAATGAAAAAGTTTTTACTATTTTTACAGTAGCACAATTTATAAATTTTGTAAATAGCAAACGGTGTCGAATACGCAAATATCATACAAAACTGAGAAGACGAGATTCAAAACTCGAGAAAATTCTTTATTGTGTACACTAGTTTAGCGATCTGGTGTGTTGAGTCAAACTCTACCATTCACCACAAATTAAGAGAACGATATATAGAACTGTTCTTCTGATCCTTGATAAGGATTGAAAATATATATTAACATACAATTACATAATAACTTCAGTTTCCTGCTCAAAAGAGTTATCTTCATTTCGAACTTCATCAAGTACTCGTAAAATTTCTTCTTTAACTTTGCTTTGGAATACAGCAATTTTAGCCTGACTCACAAGTGCTTTTGTTTTTAAAACTTTATTTGTCTCTGCCTCTGCAATCCTGCCTGCATCCATAGAAAATTGAATGTCTAAATTTTCATCTAATATATATTCTTTTGGAGCTACTATTAATGATACTTCAACAACTGTGTCACTAACTTCATCATCTGTTACAACTGGCTTTCCATTGCTTATAGTAACATTTGCAGTAAAATCTATATTAGAGAATTTAATCTTTTTAATGTAATCATGAAGCATTTCTATCTCCATATTTTCATCATCAGTTAATTCATCATTGTAGGCTGCTGTTAGAGAATATTTTACTACATTATGTTCTGTATTAATTTTTTCTTTAAACTTCATTATTTTCTCTCCTCATCATCTAACAATTGATTATAAATGTTTTTTAAATTAAGTATATAATCACGTAAAGTTTCTTTTGTAATCAAACAATCCATCTGTGGAAGCTCTAATGTATTATCGCTCACAGACAACCGTGCAGTTTTTCTGTCTTCGGAAGGTGCGATTTGTACCTTAGTAGTAGGAGAAAAGAGCAGTTCAACATAATCAATAAATTTACCACCATTACTACTTATTATTTTCGTTTGGCCCAATTCTAATTGTCTGTCTATAATGTCTAATGTTTTTCCCATTTGTTTTCACCAACTTTCTTTTCGATTTTTCGATTTTATATAACTGGCTGGACAGGAATCGAACCTGTGACCCACAGATCAACAGTCTGTTGCTACTACCCACTAAGCTACTAGCCAATTAGAAATAGGAGAGTACTGAAGAGTCTCCTGAAATGTTCTGTCTTTCCAGAATGCCAGACCAGATACCAGCCATTAGCTATTTAATCTCTCAACACTTGCTATGTCAGTTGTCAGCCTATTACGGATTCAGTTTTGCCATTGATGCTTATAAAACTTGATAATGACTGCATAGCCGTTATCTACAAAACGCACATCTGTTTTTGAACGGTATGATTTATTGGAAATAATTGACAATAATTGTAAGATTATGTAGAATATTAAGTACAAGCAGCATCCAACGTTTCATTTAGGCTAGATGGGATGGTAAATTAGGTGGTTTGAGTCATGTCAGAACAGTAATGTTCTGTTAATCTGATAGATACCCTTGCTCAGAAAGGAGGGTGATAGAAGAAGTGACATTTTGTGAATTACTAATTTTTACTTTAGTAACTGGCATTGTTAGTGGAGTAATCTCTGCATACATAGTCAGATTTCTTGATAAAAGACGCAAAAATGACCGCCACTCGCCAAAGCACGGTCATTAATGCGTTAATAAATTCAATTTATTAGCCATTTTTGATTATTTGGCTCAAACCATCTAACGGATGCTGTTTGTTTTGTGTAAGAACCTTTTCTATACTCATTATCTTATATCAATTCGCAAGTGTTGTCAATAACATAATTCGCATATAAGTCTTTATAGTGCCATGTATTCCTATATATCTTAATACAATATATATAGAATGTCTACTTGAAATTGGAGTTTTATCTGCTAAATAAATGCTTCATCAGATTCATCGTCTTCGTCTTTTTTAATTATGTAATGATTCTTAGTGGTAGAAACATCGTTGTGTCCCAATAATTTCTGTGCAACCTCTGCCGATTTATGTTCGTACACGACAATGTTAGTGGCTCTACTTTCTCGGAATAGGTGCGGATGTACTCTACGTCCAACAATCTTTGTAAACAAACCTTGACACCATCCATTAAAAGTATCTTCTCCAACCTGGCGAGTAGTTCCATCTTTTTGCTTGATTACAAACATAAATGGACAGTCATCATTGCCACGAACTTCTAGCCACTTTTTCAACCAGCACATAGCATCTTCACCAAATTTAAGTTTTCTTTGTTTTCCTACAATGGAAGCACCTTTGCATCGGATTGTATGAGTTTGAAATGATTTAGATATGGCTTCTTGTTCATTTCCATCTTCATCAATTATCTTGATTTTCTTTTCTTTTGGTTCATAATCAACCACTTCTTTAAGAAGCTGTCTTGCTTCTGCGCGTCTGCAGCCAGTGGAATAGGAGAATACCAAGTAAGCGAGTTTCTGCCATTCCTCACGTTTTTCTAATTCTTCACAAAGCATTACATACTCATCTGGTGTAAGAGGAACTTTTTCATGTACATATCCGGTTTTAACCACTTTTAGTCCAACTGTGAAATTACGAAACGTAGGGTGTTCGTCCTCATACATCATCATCACATAGTTACAAAATGAACTAACACTTGATTTTTTGAATTTAATAGCAGAATCAGATAGTCCTCTATTCGTGATCCAATTTAGGTATCTTACATATTCTTTTTTCTTTATTTCAAGAAAACTTTTATTATTAAGGTTCTGTTTTACCCAGTAAAAGAATATCCTTAATCCTGATTTGTAAGCTATTTTTGTCTTTATTGATAAATCAGTCTGATTATCTAAATATTCCTGAACCATATTTCTATTAAATTCCAAAACCTCAGACCACATTTCATCTGTTATATCATCGCTACGTTTTGCATTTTTTCCGTCCACATTTCTCACTTCCTCGTATTATAAAGTAGTAGTGTTTATAGTCCCTCTCCAAGGACTGTATGCTATACTGTTGGAGATACTGTGGATTGGTTCTCACTTCCTACCACTTGATGGTTTACGAAAGGATACAACCACAGTCTCTTTGTATATTTGTTAATCAGTTAGATACCGCATGACGGTTTATTTAGAACGAGGTTACAATCGCAAGGAGTACCTGTGGCTCTAAACAGTATTAAATACATTGCAAAGGAGATTTCTTATGATCTACGTCGGAATTGATGTCGCCAAGGATAAGCATGACTGCTTTATCACTAATTCAGATGGTAAAATATTGTCCAAATCATTTACCATCTCAAACAACCGCGAAGGTTTTGAATCCTTATTTCACAGAATCGAATCTGTATCAGACGATGTAGCTAATGTAAAAGTAGGACTCGAACCCACCGGACACTACAGTTACAATCTTCTGGGTTTTCTTCTTGATAAAGGTCTGCCAACCTACGTTATCAATCCGTTGCATACCAATCTTTACAGAAAAAGTCTGAGCCTTAGAAAGACCAAAACGGATAAAGTAGATGCCCATACGATCGCTTCCATGATCATGTCTGATGTAAACTTAAAGTCCTACTCAGACACATCATATCACAACGAAGAACTAAAGTCACTGACCCGTTACCGTTTTGATAAGGTAAAGGAACGGGCAAAACTGAAATCTTCTGTTTCAAGACTTGTGTGCATTCTTTTTCCTGAACTGGAGAAACTCGTGCCTACGCTCCATATGGCTTCCGTCTATGCTCTCCTGTCGGAGTTCCCTTCTGCTTCGGCAGTTGCTTCCACACATCTGACAAGGCTCTCAAACCTTCTTTCCGAAAGTTCTAAAGGGCATTACGGAAAAGATACCGCTGTCATCTTCAGAGAGGCGGCAAGAAATTCCATAGGATCACATATGCCTGCAAAGTCTTTGGAACTAAAGCATACCATCAGGCTCATTCAGGAACTGACCGCTGAGATCGATGAAATAGAACGTGCCATCACATCCATTATGGATAGCCTTCATTCACCACTCCTCACCATACCTGGTATCAGTTACCGCATGGGTGCCATGATACTTGCTGAAATCGGAGATTTTAGCCGCTTTAATTCAGCCGATAAGATACTCGCCTATGCCGGAATGTCACCTTCAACTTATCAATCGGGGCAGCTTAATAACTGTTATTCCCACATGGAGAAACGTGGTTCCAAATACCTCCGATACGCCCTTTACAATGCCACAAAATATGTTTGCCATTGGGATGAAACATTTGCTGCATATCTTGAAAAGAAACGCTCGGAAGGAAAGCATTACAACGTTGCTTTATCCCATGCCGCCAAGAAACTTGTGCGGCTGATCTACGCGATGGAAAAATCAGGACAGCCATACAGTAAAGCAACATAATTCTTTCCGTAAATATCTCCTTTTAGAGTGCCAGAAATGACACTCTGTTTGTCATGCAGTTTTCAAGGTACAAATATATCTGAAATGCATTTTTGCAATTCATTCAAAAATTTTCATTTTAGGGCTTGACTTTTAATAGTTAGTCTTT